GTGCCGCTCGATCTGCCGCAGGATACCAATGCCGTGATGCAAGCCGAAGGCCGCCGCCAGGTGATGCTGCACATCCTGCAAATGACCTCGGTGTCAGAGGAGGATCTGCTCACCCTCTACCGCGGCGGCACAATCGTGGAGAACCCCATATGAGTGGCGTACCCGCAGTCGCACCCGGCGCCCCCGCCGCCCCACCACCCGCCGCACCTGCGCCGCCCGCCGCCCCTTGGCATACTGGCGTCGAAGCAGAAACCCTCGGTTTCTGGCAGAACAAGGGCTACAAGGTCGACGACCCAAAAGCCGTCGTGACCGAGCTCACCAAGGCCAATCGAGAGTACGAAAAGCACTTCGGCGTTCCGCCCGACCAGCTCGCCAAGCTTCCCGGCCCTACCTCCAAGCCAGACGACATCAAGGCGTTCTGGTCCAAGCTCGGCGTCCCCGGCAAGCCGGAAGACTATGACTTCAACGGGATGCAGATCGACGGCAAGCCGCTGGCTGAGGATTTCATCGCTGGCCTGCGCAATGCATTCTCCAATGCCAATGTCGCCAAGGACAAGGCCGCCGCGATCACCGAAGCCTTCATCAAATGGATGAACGACGGCGATACTCGCGAAAAGACCGTATTGCAAAGCAAGATCGATCGCGAAATCGCCGAGCTCAAAACCAATTGGGGCGGCAATTACGAGTACAACATGCTCCGCGCCGACGAGGGCGCCCGCAAGTTCGGCCTCACCAAGGACGAGGCCACCGCCATCGGTCACTCGATCGGCACCGCCCGGGCCGCTGAAATGTTCCGCCGCATCGGCGAAGGCCTCAAAGAAGACGGCCTCGTTACCGGCGGCAATGTTCCCGGCGGCGTGCCCAGAACCCCCGAAGCCGCCAAGGCGCGGCTCAATGAACTCAAAGCCGACAAGGATTGGAATGCCCGCATGGTGTCCGGCCGATCCACCGCGGCCGAACGCGATGAGTTCTATAGCCTGAATGCCATGGCAGCCAACGAGCCGAGGATCATCTGATGGACCGAGAAACGGAAAACGCAGTGCCGGACGATGACACAACTCTGGCAATCATAGCCCCCGATACCGAAATCGCCCCGCAACCGCGCAAGCAGAAACCGCGTGGCCGTTATAAAACCAGGCGCACCCTGATGGCGGCCGACAAGCGCACCCAGCTCAAGGCCAACAACCCGTTCTTCGGCATGACCCAGATGAACTGCGCCAATGCCTGTACGCGAGAATCCTGCGTGGTCTCGCACCGAGGCTATTGCGCCCATCCCTACAAGGGCGGGCTGCAGCGCCTAGACCAGAATAACCTCGCCGCCATCAATCGGCTTAACGACGCCAAGCTTTTTATCGGACCACCCAAGCGCATCTAAGGAGATCATCATGGTCAGACATAGAAGTTACGACCCGCCGTCCGACGACGAGCCGGACGCCGACGTCTTTACCCCGGACGCCGAACCGGCCGAGGAGGCCGTCGTCATCCCGCTAACCCAGGCCCAGACCGACACCCACAAGCTGAACGTGACCGTCGCCACCGGCTCCAAGCAGGCCACGATCGGGGCCGCATTCACGACCTATAAGGGCGGCGGTTCATTGGCGACTCTACAAAGCGCCGTGAAGACGGCGGATATCTCCTTCTATCAATCAGTGGTTTCCAGCGCCCAGACCAATGCCCAACCGGTCGGGGGCGCCATCGAGGCGCTCAAGCAGCTGGGGGTGGCGTTCTAATGCCCTCCACCTCGCAGGCCCAGCACGGCTTCGCGGCCATGTCGCGCACCCCGGAAGGCCGCGCCAAGCTTCGGGCTCACGGCAAGAAACCCATGCCGCAGAATGTTGCCGAGGAGTACATGGCGGCTGATAAGGGCAAGAAAATCGGCAAGCTGAAAAAACGGGCCAGCAAAGAATGACTAATCCCGTTGCGGCGATAGTTGTTATCCTCAGCGCAGCAGTAGGCTACTTGGCCGGGCAAGTTACTGGCGGCGAAACCGCGTTGCTCGGCGCTATCGTCGGCTGTCTGATCGTCATGAACCAGAGACCCTAGTGGGTCTTGCAAGACCGACCCACTAGCAGTAAGGTTCGCGTACTGAGGTGTTGTGTTTCGGTTGAGTGGAACAGAAAGCCTGCGGGACTGGGTGGCCCCGGTCCCGTAGGTCAGCCCCCGCAAGGAGACGGCTGCAAAGTCATACGGCCCCCGCAAGGATACGGCCGAACGTGCTGTAAGGTTGGCCCCGCGCTTAAGCGCGATACGGCCGCACCGTTCGTTCCTTATCTGTCATGTGGGATTGGCCATGAGCGAAAACCTCCCCAAACTATTCACCACGCAGTTCTCGACCGTGCTCGAGATGAAGCTCCAGCAGCGCATGTCGAAATTGCGCGGCCGCTGCATGGAGGGGTTTCACGTCGGGAAACAAGCCAGCCCGATCCAGTACATCGGCGCGGTGCAGATGAAGGCACCTGCGGGCCGCTTTGCCCCGATCGGTCGCCAAGACGTCGACTTCGTCCGGCGCTGGGTTCTTCCCATCGACCGCGATTGCAACCAGCTCATCGATACTTTCGACAAGCTCAAGACGGCTATCGAGCCGACTTCGCAATATGCTGACGTGGCTGCTGCGGCGGTAGCCCGTGAGTGGGACGACCGGCTGATCCAGGCAGCCTTTGCGATCTCGCTCACCGGCACCGACTCCTCATCCTTTATCAACGAAACCTTCGACCCGAATTCGGTCGGCCTGACCGTCGCCGCCAATTTTGGGAGCGCCGCCAACTCTGGCCTGACCGTTGCCAAAATGATCGAAGCCAAGCGCATCATGCGCAAGGCCCAGGTCGACGTCGACGAAGAGACCATGACCTGGGTGACCAATAGCCAGGGCGAAAGCGATTTGCTCAACCAGGTGCAGGTCGTGAGTACTGAGTTCTCCGATAAGCCCGTGCTGCAGGAAGGCCGGGTGACCAGGTTCATGGGTTGGGACATCGTCTATTCAGAACGTCTGCAAATCGCGACCGTCACCACCCAGGTCCGGCTCAATATCCCGTTCGTGCGGTCCGGCCTTTATCTCGGGATCTGGAAAGATACCGAAAACGACGTTGATCGCCGCATCGACCTCTCGGGCCTGCCCTACCAGATCTATACAATGATGTCGTCGGGCGCGACCCGGCTCGAGCCTGCCCGGTTGCTGCAGGCGCAATGCGCCGACCTGTCGGCGGCCGCAGACGTAACGCCGTAGGAGACCCGCCATGGCAGTCGTCAATCTAAAATCGACCTCGATCATTGGGCTGGATGCCGCGCCAATCGTCGCGCAGGCTGCAGGCGAAGGCGGGCCAGCCACCGGCAAGATCAACGACGGCGTCATTACTTCCGCAACTGCGGCAGCCTCGATCGCCTCGACCTTCCAGCTCTGCCGCGTGCCGTCGAACTGCAAGATCAAGAAGATCTGGTTCGAATCGGCCGCCCAGGCCGCTGGTACGATGAATGTCGGCCTGACCTATGCCACCGACGGCAGCGTCAACTCGACGACGCCTCCGACTGTCGTCGGTGCCGGTGGTGCCACGTTGTTCGGTTCTGCCGTGGCACTAACCGCCGCCTCTGGTCCGACCGACATTACGAACCAGTCCGGCAACTACACCGCCGACAAGCGACAACTTCCGCTGTGGAAGGCGGCGGGGCTGACTGCCGATCCGGGCGGCTACTTCGATATCACCGGCACGCTGGCCGCAGCCATCACCACCGGCGGCGGCATGATGGGTCTTACCGTCGCCTATACGGATTAATCATGGCCGAGGAAGAAAAGGTCGAACTGCGCGACGAGGCCTTGCCGCTCGGTGCCACCGCGGCCGAAACCACGTTCTATCAGGCTGTCGCCGCCGCCGAGGGCACCCGTCAGGGCGCCTATGCGAGTGCCTGGGCAACCTATCTTGCGGCCTACACGGCCGCCAACAAGGCCGCGTTCGTGGCCGCCATCGCCGCTGCCGACGTCGCCTACTTCACTGCCGTCAATACCGCGCGGAATACCTCTGGGCTGACCATCAAAACACTCGGCGATATCGGACCGATCCCATGGTCCTATGCCGCCTCGCTCGGGAGCTCAATCTAATGGCACGGCATTACGTCAGCCTGGCACGGGGGCTTACCGGGGAACTCTACTCCGATTTCACCACCGGCACGACCGAGAGCGCCACCAACCTGTTCTCGTTCTCGGTGCTCGACGGCGTGACCCCGACCAAGGTCGAGGTCGACCTCGCGGTCGAGGCAATCGAACGGTTCTTCCAAAACGCCCAACAGGTGAGCGCCGCCGGGTTCGATGTGATGGGGTAGCCAATGCGCCGGTCACTCCTCGCCTTGGCATCACTCGCATTCGCCACCCAGGTTTTTGGGCAGGGCATGCAGCCCTGGCAGCCCACCCCCAACGGCAAGCAATACGGCCTCAATGTCAATGCCGTCACCGCGTTGACCATTCCCGGCGGGACCCTCTGTGCCCAGATCGGCATTGAAGGCCAGAACGTCCGCTATACCACCGATGGGAGCAATCCCACGACCGGCGTCGGCCAGGTGGTGACCCCGGGCACCCCGCTGCAGTTCTGCGGCCCGGCGCTCGGGGCCTTGAAATTCATCGCTGTCGTTGCCGGCGCAATCCTCAACGTGGATTACTTCAAATGAGGTGGGTCGCAATCATCGCCTATCTGCTGCTGCTGGTCGCAACCGTGCATGCGCAGAATTTCCAATTGCCGATCGGCGCTTCGCCGATCGTGGCACGCTATCCGATCGGCACCTCGGCGGGTGTGCCCATAGGCCCTTATCCGATCACCATCACCAACCCGG